GATGAGCAGCGACGGCTGGCCCGCCGGCGGTGTCTGGTCCGTGTCGACGTGGTACTCAACGCTGCCCTCGACGTCCGACGCGGACGGGTCGAACGTCAAGTAAACGTAGTTCGTCGTGCTGGTGTCCGCAAGCTGGACGCCGGTCGTCCCCGACTCGTCCTCGACGGGGTAGGTCTGATTTGTCGACGTATCGCGGATGAACGCGAGTCCGGCGCCGACGTCGAATGTCCCGTCGCCGTTCAAGCTCACCGTCAAGCCGCGCTCAACATAGTCGCGTGCGTTCGCGCGGTCGAGGATGGTCGTCCACTCTGCCTCTGTGACCGTGTCCCCGTCGCTGGGGAAGATGTTGTAACTCATGGTATTGTGGTCTGGGTAATTCGTAGCCCGCTCGCCCTCGCGGGGTCACTGCCGGCCGTCCGCGACGCTCCAGGTCTGTTTCAGGTCCGCCTCAGGCCCGGCGACTCACCGCCGAGAGCCGCGTTCGGATCCGCTCAAAGACGTCCGAGACGGACTCGCGACTCCCGACCCGGAGCGCCGTCTGCTCGGGTGTGTTGACGACGTCTCGCAGCTCGATCGCCCCGTCGAAGGGCAGCTCCGAGTAGTCGACCGCCGAGATGACGTCCCAGCCGGCGCGGTCCGACGGGACGACGATGCGACCCTCGATGAGTTGCTCGTCGACGGACTCGCCGACGAGGCGGGCGACCTGCGCACAGGCTCGCGCCGTCGGCAGCTCGCTCAGCGTCTCGACGACCGTCCGCGGATCGGCGGGCGCGTTGTCGACCGACCAGTCGCCCGCGGGGTGGTACTCGTAGGAGACCTCGTAGGTCTCGCCGTCGGTCATCGCGCCGGTGGCGTTGGTGGTAATCGTGCCAGCCTGGACCGCTAGCTGGTAGTCTGCCCCTTCGTCGTAGCTGATGCCCGTCTCCGGGTCGCGGACTACCTCGGACCCGAGGTTGAGCCACCTGTGGTCGAGGTCGACGGCCGTCCCGTGGGTGGCTGTAACCGGTTCGTCCTCGACAGTGCGAGCGGCGCCCTTGACTACCACCTTTTCGACGATGTCTTCGGCGATGCGCTCGCGCTCGAAGTCCGAGACGGGGCCCGTCCGGGTCGCGCTGCGGGCGCCTGGCTCGGCCCACTCGACGGAGATCGAGCCCGTGTTGTCGATGCGGATCTCGAACAGGAAGTCGGCGATGTTTGCAGCGATATCCTGGAGGATGGAGATGGCGTCAGTATCCCAGGTCTGGTTGACCACCAGCGGCATGTCTTCGAGGTCGGCCGTCAGCGTTGCCGTGTCGACGGTCGGCGTGTCGTGGCCGTTGAGCGGCGCCGCGTTGGTCTGTGATCCGATGGCCGACAGCCCCATGCGCCAGCGGATCGAGGCGCCCCGGCCCGCGAAGTCGACCGAGTGGGTGTCGGTGCCCGAGGCCGAGTCGTCGAAGGTCTGCCCGCCGTCGTTCGAGAGTCCCAGGAGGTCGATGCCCGCGGTGTCGTCAACGGTCACAGTGATCTCGCCGGCGGTGACCGCCCGCGGCCGGCCCACGTCTTCGAAGAGGCGCGCCGGCAGGTCCGCGCCATTGCCGTTGGGGTGGTTTGCCGGGCTCTCCAGGTGCTGATTCGAGGTGTCGGTCACGTCGTCATCGAACTGGTTGGGGTCGTGATACCGGCCGTCGTACAGCGTAAACGCGTCGACGAGGACGGTCGCGCCGTTGGCGTCCTCGGTGACGACCTCCATGCGAACGTCGTGGTCGCCGGTCGTGAGGTCGCCGGCGACGTAGTCGTTTTGCTCGGCCCAGCCGTACGTATCGGAACTCGTGGCTTCTCCGGCGCTGCGGGACCCGACGACGCTGCCGTCGACGCGGTACTCGATGCCGGGGCTCTCGAACGTGCCGTCGTTGTCACTATCGTCGGGGAAGCGAACGCGGGCGGCGACTTCGACGTGCTCTTCGGGGATGCGATGGTCGAGTGTGACCGTTTCCTCGATGAACGAGCCCTTGCTGGAGAGGCCGAGCGCCTCACCGTTGGACGCGATGTCGGGGTCCGAGCCTAGCACGTCCACGTCCCTCGTACCGGCGTTCTCGGCCTCGGTGAGAAACGACGTTTGCGCGAGTTCGATGTCGCCGCTTGACTGGACGATGATGGGAGAGGTCTCGACCGACCGCGCGAGCGCGTCGAGCCACTCGGACTCGGAGTCCGGGCTCTGGACAGTCACGTCGGACTCGACCGTCGTCGACGGTGTGTCGACGTTCGCGGCGTAGGAGGAGTTGTTCTGGACGATATCCTGGGCGACGAGGTGAGCCTCTTTGACGTCGACGTCTTTCTCGACGCGCGTCTGCAGTTCGAGGCCGCCGCGCCCTTCGAGGATGTGCGTGGCGCCCTCGCCCTGTGTGACGCGCTCCAGTTGGTCGACCGGCTGGCGTTGCCCATCTTTCCAGGCCCGCATCGCGACGTCGTTGGTCTCGATGTCGACGCTCTCCCAGATGTCCTGCTTCGGGACGGGGATGGACAGCGACGGATAGCCGTTGACCGTCGGGTTGCGGGAGACGTTGTCGTCAATGACCGAGGGCGTGACGGTCGTCCCGCCGGGGAGGTCCACCTCGACGCGCCAGCCGGCACCGGGCGGGGAGATGCGGCTCACGTGTCGATCGCCTCCCGTTCGACGATGCCCGCGGTCGCGCCGGGGTCCTGGTCACTGTCGGCGGCGATCGCGTCGAGTCGCGTCACCAGGTTCGCCGGCACGCTCCCGGCGTTGTCCGGGTTCGCGAACACCAGATCCGTGTGCCCGCGCTTGAGCGAGACGTTCAGCGGGTGCGTGTTCGTCCCGTCCGAGAATTGGAGTTGCCCGTCGACGGCCGCGAGGCCGATATGGGTGATGTCCGCCGACTCGAACCGCCAGTCCACGCTCGTATCCAACTGGACGCGGTTGTACTGGCCGTCGGACTCGTCCCAACGCGCGGCCCGGAGTCGGCCTCGCGTCTCGTCGAGTGCGACCTGCAGCAGGTCGTTCTCCAGAGAGAGCGTGCCGACGGCGTCGTGGTCCGACCGGTAGACGCGCTGCCAGGCCGCATAGCTGGTCTCGCTGCCCACCTCGGCGCTGCCGATCGTTGCCGTCCCAACGTCGTCGCCGCTGGTGTTGGTCGTCTCCCGGCGCGCGTTCTCTCGCGTATCCCAGACGCGGACGTCGACGGGCCAGCCGTGCCGGTAGGCCACGTCGTAGACCAGCGCTGGCTGCGAAAACGACGGCTCCGTCGCGTCGTAGACGTCGATGTCGTCGTGCTGGCCGGTCTCGGTGCGCTGGACGGTCGCACTCTCGGTCGACTGGTCGCCGCGAGCGTTGAACCACTGGACGTCCGTCGCCCGCGCCGGGATGGCGATCTCCTCGGTCGACGCACTCCCGAAGGGGTTGCTGACGGTCGTCGGCGCCGTCCGCACGGCGCGGCGATGCGACCGGCGGGAGCCCCGCCGGATCATCTGCCCGTCGAAGGACTGCAGGTCGTCGCGCTCAGCCGCCGGCCGGCGGAGGTTGACGTCCTTGGAGGCGTAGTAGCCGTCGATCTGTGCGTCACCACCCTCGACGTACATCGGGACGACCGAGACGCCCGAAGCCCCGAACAGTTCCTCGAGCTCCGTCGCCGTCAGTTTCGCGCCGACGCCCGCGAGCAGGCCGGCGACGGTCCGCCCGCCAGCCTCCGGCGAGACCGATTCGACCGCCGGTAGGTCGCTGTTGAGTGCGCCGGCACTGTCGACGCGCTCGGACTGGGTGCTGCGCGGACGCTCGACGGCGCTCTCGAAGACCGCAACCGCGTGGACGAACCGTCGCGTGTCCATACGTTAGCCCTCCCGTGCGATGGCCGTGACAGCCTCTCCGAGGTCGATGGTCGAGACGAACGTCACCGAGAGCATGAACGTCGAGGCCTCGTCCCGGGCCAGCGTGAACGTCGGGTCTTCGACGGTGACGTCAAGCGGCGGGAGGGCGCCAGCCGACGCTCGCATGCCGTAGTCCAGCGTCGCCGGCCCGAACGAGTCCGGCGAGGAGTGGAGCAGGTAGTTTAGGAAGACCTGCGCCTTCTGGATCTTGTCGCCCCCGCTGGCGGTCCCGGCGTCGGACATCGACGTATCCGAGGCATAGCCCCACTGGTCGTCGGCGCCGGTCTTGAGTTCGTGGTCGACCTCGACGATGTGCTGCCCGCCGCCGGCGTCGACGCTCACGCCCTTTCGCGAGCCCTTGTCGTCCTCGGAGAGTTCGGCCAGCACGCCCGAGACCTGGGAAAACCGGTCCTCGACGAGGAGTCCCGTGCGTATCTGCGGGCGGACGGTCGCTTTCGACATGTGAAACGCGCCGGTTTTGGTCCCGACGCCCGGGATGTCCGCCGTGATCGTCAGGATCGGGTAGTCTTGTGTCGCCATGGGTCAGAACTCCAAGCCGGCCTCGGTGCGAAGATAGTCCTCAACGATCTGCTGGACCTCGCGGGCAAGGTTCGGCAGGTCGACATCGACGGCGAGGTCGAGATCCGGCGCGTCGGGCCACTGCAGGCCCTCGAACGGGTCCGGTGGCTCGGGCCACTCGATGCCCGACAGTGGGTCCGGGGCCTGCGGCCAGTCCTGTCGGGTCAACTCGGCAAACGGGTCCGGCGGACTCGGCCAGTTGTCGGCGGTCAATCCCGCCAGCGGGTCCGGTGCCTGTGGCCAGTCCTCTGTCGACAGGTCGAGCGGGTCCGGCGGCTTGGGCCACTGAAACTCCGGAAGCGCGGGCGGCTCGGGCCACTGAAACTCCGGAAGCGCGGGCGGCCCGGGCCACTGAAACTCCGGAATCGCGGGCGGCTCGGGCCACTCGAAATTCTGGGCGTCTTCGATCGTCTGCTGCCACGCGTCGAACTGAAAGCCTGGACCCAGAAGACCCGACATCTTCGTCAGGCGCATGGCTCCCTCAACGGCGTCGCCGCCGACGCCCGGCAGTGCGTTGTTGAGTGACTCCCGCTGCTTGTCGCCGGTCAGGGCGGCGAGCCCCTGGGAGAGGCCCCCGCTGGCGAGGACGCCCGCAGTGCCGAGAGCGCCGAGTGAGCCGGGGCCGCCCAGTAGGTTGGTGGGGATGGGGAGCGGGCCGCCACCGCCACCACCACCGCCGCCGGCCTGAGCGCTCTCGAAGGCCTGCGCGTCCATCGCTTCGAGGATCTCTCCGAGGATCGTGTTGCGGTCGTCGGCGAGGGTGACGAGGGTGTCGGTTGCATCGGCGACCGCGCCCATCCCGCGCCCGCCGTCTGCCCGTGCCCCGCCGCCACCGCTGGCGACGCCGATGGTGATCGGATCGGCCGTCAGTTCCCCCTCCAGGTCCGACCGCGCCTCGCGGAGGCTTCGCTCCTCGAGCGATACCGTCACGGCCGCGCTGGTTTCGAAGTCTGTCATGTGTTACTCCGGCGGGATACCGCTGGTCAGTCGGATGAGCGTCGGGAGTGCCTCCAGCAGCGTCAGCAGGTCAGCGACGGGCGCGTCGTCGATGTCTGACAGTGGGACGCCCTGATACCACAGCATCATTCTGGCGAACTGGAGGCGCTCGACGCGTCCGACGTCGCGTCCGTCTGGTCCTGTTGGCGCGCCGCGACCCGCTGCGCGAACCCGTTTCCCTCGATATCGGGTGTAGTGAGGTCATCGACGCGCTGCTCCAACCAGAAGAAAAACTGTGGCTTCAGCTGGCCGACCGCGACCAGGCCGTCGCCGTGGTCGGGGACGAACGGGGCGTCCTCGATGGCGCTGGTCACTCGGTACAGCCGCTCGATGTCGCCGCCGGCGGGGACGTCCATCTCGGACGCGTCGGCGGCGGCCTCGGCGCCGGCCTTGATGTACGACCCCGCCGTCAACTCCGTGAGCGTGACGCGCTCGTAGGGGTCGCGGTCCTCGTGGTCGGGCGGGGTGAGTGCCCACTCCAGGCCGACGTACTGGCGTTCCAGTTGCTGGGCGCGGCGGCGGTCGGCGTCGGTCAACTCCACGTCGTCCGCGGCGGCCCTGTCCGCCAGGTCGTCCAGTTCGGCGTCGATGCGGTCGCGCTCCTCGCAGAGGTCGTAAGTCTTTGTCCGAGCCATGTCAAGACACCGAGACTGCGTCCGTCCCGGAGACGTTCCAGGTCACGACCTCCGTCAGGTCCGCGTCGCCGGCGACGAGGTCCTGCCAGTCGTAGGTCGCTGGCTTGACCGTGTCGAGGTCGTACTGGCTGACGTCGGTCCCGTCGTTGTCGATATCGACCGTCGCGGCCGAGCCCGCGATGCGGTCCTCGGCGTCGGTCGCGCCCGAGCTGCCCAGCGCCCGCTCCAGACGACTGTCGCCCGAGTAAATGCCTGTCGTCTCCAGCGTCGCGGTCGGTGACGCGACGACCACGTCCGCGGGCGTCGGGTCGCCATCGCGCTGGAAGCGAGCGATGGACGCAATCGACAGCGTCGCCGACTGGAGTTTGCTGATCGAGGTGCCGCCGATCAAGAAATCCATGTCCGTGGCGGCGACGTGCCCGCCATCAGCCGGCCCCGTTGGCGACGACGGCGCGATGCTCGTGTTTTTCTCCTCGTCGGCGTAGAGCATCGACAGCGAGAATCGGCCTTTCCCGTCCTGCTGGTACTGGATCGAGAACGACTCCGGGATCGTCCCGCGCAAGACTCGCTCTGCCGTCCCGTCGAGGTAGTTGACCCCTGCGAAGATCCGGCCGGTCTGCGGGCGCCCGGCTGAGATGATTTTGTTGCCGCTCCCGTCCGTGTCGTTGAAGACGAGGTCCTCAACGTCGGGGAAGACGGCGGCGTTAATCACCGCCGACACCGTCACCGCACCCTCGAAGTTGTCCTTGACCGATTCGACATCCCAGACCGCGTCTGGCTCGCGCATCCGCTGGAGGACGTTGTCCAGCGAGGCCTCGTCGAGCGTCGGGTCGCGGCCGAATTCGTAGTAGTCCGGCGCCCCCGACAAGCTGCCGAGGAACGTACTCTCCTTGGCAAAGGCGAGGTCGGCCGTGCCGGCGCCGGTCATGCTGTGCCTCCGTCAGTGGTCGCGGTGCTCATGATCATGAGCCGTATCGAAAACTCCTGCCGCGTGGTGCCTGGTGGCGCGCCCGCGGCGAGCGGCGCCGTCATCGGATACTGAAAACTGCAGGTTCAGGGGAGTGTCTCGTAGCCCTGGAACACGACGTCGAAATCTGACCTATAAAAGTCGCCGTAATCGGCCGATGCCCCGGACCAGTCCTGCACCAGCAGGTTGGTGTAGTCGTAGCGAGCGCGCCCGGCGTCAGGATGCTCGCGCTCCGTGAGGATCGTGTCGCGGATCTCGTCGACGAAGTCCGCGAACGGCACCGGGTCGCCCGCCGTCGCCGGCGGGAGCGTGGCGTCGGGGTCGACGTACCCGTACTCGGTGTGATGCAGGCCCGTGACGCGGACGGCGACGACCGTCTCGATGTCGTGGTCGTACTCGGTGCCGACCGGCGAGGTCGCCCGCTCGGCCAGCGTCGCGCCGACGTAGTTGTCGGCTTGGAGTTCGGTCGTGTGCTGGCGGACATCGCCGTCCAGCAGCTCCGACTCGTCGCGGTCGATAAGCTCCAGCGGGATGTCGCTGTACGTGCCGGCGCTCCAGTTGCTCTTGATGTGGTCGAGTATCCACGTGACCTCGTCGGCACTCACGACTGTAGCACCCGCCGGAGGCCGTTGAGCGCGTCACGGATAGCCCGCGACTCGGGGATGCCGGGATGATCAACTTCTGGTAGATACACCTGCCAGCCCGAAGCGAACTCGCCGCCGGTGCTGCGCGCCTGGTCGAACTCCTGTTTGATCCACTCGGGCGGGTCCTCCCACACGAACGACAGCAGCGGGTCGCCGTCGATGGTGTGCGACGAGACGCCGAACTCCCAGCGGGCCATCTGCTCGCTCTCCCAGCCGACCGTCACCGAGATCGTGCCGTCGGCGCGGTCAACCTCCGGCGTCCCGAGCGAGTCGATCGTCGACGCGACGTCGTACCCGTTGCGCTGGCCGTACGCCTGCAGGTTCGTGTGGACCAGCTCGACAAACTCGAAGACGAGGTTTGCCTCCTCGCCGACGAGTGTCGCCTCGACGTCGTCCATGACGGCCGCCTCCAGCTTGGCCTCGAAGTCACTCTCAATCGTCGCCATCGTCGCTCCCCACCATGTAGGGTTCGAGGATCTCGGCCGCCCGCGACCGCATCTCTTCGGCCTTCGTCTCGATATTGTACAGCGTTACGTTCGACGGGATCTCGATGACAGCCTCTTCGACGAGGTCGGCGCCGGCGCGGAACGCGACCGCTCGCCGGACACCGCGAATCTTCGAGTCGTCTTCGTCGCTGCCTTCGTAGCCGTGGTCGAAGTCGATGTAGACGGCATTCGACAGCGACGCGATTTCGTCGTCCATCGCGTGGACATCCAGGTACAGCTCGGAGACGCCGCCGCTGTTGACACGGGCCCAGTAGTCGTCGCCGCGAGAGGGGTTGCCGACGCCGCCGGCGTAGTCAGTCGAGGCGACCCAGTCGTCGTAGCCGCCGTCCGCGTTGATGACATTGAGGGTGTTGATGGCCTGGACGTTCTTTCGGGCGAGTCGGATCCGCGTGTACGCTGGGGTGGTGTCGTCGATTGGCGGCTCAAGCGCCGTGGCACCACCGATAGCGATACGGATCTCCTGTTTGGGATCGCGAAAGTCGCGCCGGCGGCGTTCGTAGCGCGGCCCCGACTCCAGCAGCGAGTCGCTGTTACGACTGTACTGGTATCGATCAATTTCACTGTCGCCGTGGACCATGCCGCCGTGCCGCGAGATGTCGTGCTCGTCGTCGCGGCTGAGCGCTGTGGTCGGAAACAGGCCTTCGGTGTCTTCGCCGATGCCGTTGGAGACGTACCAATGCCGATGCGTGTTCTTCTCGACCCACTGCGTCTGGCCGGCGATGGCGTCAACCGCGATGTCCTTGTCCTGGTCGGCGTCGCCCGGCAGGCCCGCTTTCCGCAGGGCTCGCCGGACGTCGTCGAGGGTACAGTACCCAGTGGGCATGTTAGTTGGCCATCAGCGTGATCGTTGCTTGGTCACCGCCAGTCCCTGTACCATTCGTGCAGCGGACGCGGAGCTCGTCGGCGCCGCTGTTCCGAACGTCGTCGTAGTCCGTCGAGGCGGTGTAAGACGCGCCGACACCCTTTCGCCAAGTGCCCTGCCGAGTGCGGACGTCGACCGCGTAGTCGGCGGCGTTGTCACCTTCGATCACGAGGGTGAGCGTGTCCGCGCCCTGGAGGCGCAGCGGCACAGTGTTTCCGGCGTTTTCGATGTCGATTGTTTCGTCCGTCGAGGGCATGGATCAGTCCTCCAGTTCGACCCGGCGCTCTTCGACAGCCTCGATGACTGTCTCACTCGTCTCGGCCTCTGCGACCGCGTCGAGGTTGTCGTCGACGTCACCACCACGGACCTGCTCGGCCCGGTGGGTGTAGTGCTGGTCCAGCCAACGGTCGAGATGCTCCGCGACATCGACCTCTGCGACAGGTTTTCCCTCGATCGGGTCACCCTCGGCCGTGCCGTTGCTCTCGCTGTCGTCACCATCGTCGACGATCTCGAAGTCGCCGCGCTCGTCGACGAGGTAGGCGGCGTCAGCATCGGAGACGTCGACCGACTCGCCGACGCTGAACTCCCGATCGACCTGGCGGACGTAGACACGTCCAGGCGTGACTTTCTCCACGGTGGGCATGATCACGCACTCCCGGTGGCCACGACGACCCAGCCGCTGCTGGTGCCGTCGGTGTTCAGTAGTGTGGCTGTCGCGCCGGCGCTCGTGATGTCCGCTGGCCCAGTTCCGACGAAGTCAGCGTCGTCGAACGACAGCGTCGGCGTGTTCGACCCGCCGTTGTGGATGACCGTGACGACGTGCCCCTCGCGTTCGTTGTTCGAGAGGTCGACCGTGTTGGTGCCGTCGGGGTTGACCCTTGCCGCGCGGATGTCCTCGCTCGGCGCGACGGCCGCGCCGTTGCCCGGCGAGAGCGCCTCCGAGTACGACGCGTCGTCGCCCTCGAAGTGGTCTCGAATCCGGGCGTTCGTGGTTGGCTCCGTCATGGCTCACCCGATGTTCTTGATGAGGACCCCGCCCTGCATCTGCTTGATCTGGTAGTCGAACTGGCCCTCGATCCAGTTGCGCGAGTGTAGGCGGTTCTCGTGGACCTTGTCGGTGTCGGTGGTCTGGTCGACCTCCATGTTCTCGTAGAGGCCGAACGCCAGGTTCTGCGGGTCGGTGAACATCCCGTAGCTGTCCGGCCAGCCGTTGACGCCGACGAGGTCGTAGCTGAACGGCGTGATCTCGGAGTCGCCGAACACCACGGCACTGCCCAGGGCGTCCTCGCGCTCGGTCAGCGAGTAGACGTACTCCTGAACCTTGTCGGGCGACAGCATGAACACCGGCTCGAAGTCGTCGCTGTTGCGGAAGCGACTGTCCAGGGTCTGGATGGTGTCGTTGAACATCTTGGTGTCCGGCGCCGACGACGACATGTCGTTCTCCGGCATGGACGACGCGTCGGCCGTCGCGGTGTCCTCGAGACCGATCCGCGTCGAACTGCCGTCGTCGCTCTGCGTGTCGTCCTCGGCGCGGGCGATCCAGCCGTCCCAGGTGTCGTCCAGCGTCGAGGACGTCACCGACGAGAACGAGGACTGGAGGTCGTCCGACGAGGCCCCGGCGCGGATACCGATCAGGCCGACGTCGTTGCCCCAGCGCTGGATGAACTGCTGGACGATGAAGTCGCCGAAGTTGTCCGGGCCCTGATGGGTGTTCTTCAGGGCGTCACGGTTGGGCTCGACGAGGATGTAGTACGACTTGTCCGTCGCGTTGAACTTGACGTGGCCGGTGTCCGGCGAGGAGTCCGACGTCCGGCTGGTCTCCTCGTCACGCTGGCCGCCCGACATGCGAGGCACGCCGAACTGCGGGACCTCCTGTTCGAGCCGGGCCAGCGTCATGGTGTCGGCCATCCCGAGGATGGTGACCTCCTTCTGCATCCGCTCGAGAAACTCCTCGGTGACGTCCGAGGGCAGCTGGAACCCGTCCAGGTCACTGATCGTGACGTTCTTCTCGGTCGAGCCGGCGAGTTCGTTCTTCTGCCGCACTGCGTCGATGGTGTTGGTACTCATGCGTGGATCACCTCGTTACGAGAGGGCCTCTCCCAGGCTGTCGAGGCCGCTCTCCTTCCCGCCGGCGTCGCCCTGGTCGAGCTGCTGGGAGCCAGCGCCCTCGCGCGTGATGGCGTCCAGCCGAGCGTGCAGGGCTTCGATGTCCGCCTTCGTCGCGGCCGCTTCGGTGCCGCCCGCCTGGCCGCTGTCGCCGTCCTCGTCGAACCATGACATGGCTTCGCTCTTCGAGACCTCGTAGGTCTCGCCGTCGATGACGATCTCGGCGGTCTTCTCCTCGCCGCCCTCGGTGCCTGCCGCGCCGCCCTCAACAGCGTCGGTCAGGCTCTTGACGGCGTCGGTCAGTTCGTCGATCTGTTCTGCGTTCTTCTCGGCGAGGGACTTGTCCTCGCCCTCGTTGGTGTCCTCGTCAGTCATGTCCTCTGCGGCAGCGTCCGTGCTGCCATCTCCGGCCGACGTCTCGCCGTCGGCAGCGTGTTTGGTGGCTGATGCATCTGCGGCGCTGTCCACGTTGAACGGAAGGTCCTCGTCGTCGTGATCGCCGCCCCATTCGCGAGCGTCATGCTCGGAGAGGTCGAAGTCAACGTCGTCGCGGTCGGTGAACCGCGTCATACCATGGTCGATGCCCGCATCCTCAAGCATGTCGAGGTTGGCATCGATCGCGGCCATCGCCGACTCCTGGTTGGCCGCCGAAAGGGTTCGGCCGTCCTTGGCAGTCCGGTCTGGGGCCCCAGACCCACCGTCGTCATCAGACCCCGGTGTCAGTGCCGCGATGAACGCCTGCCCAGCCTTCGCGAGTGCCGACTGTTTGCCCGGCTCGGCCGAGCCGTCAGCCACGACAGCCTCATTGAGCACGTCCCAGAGGCGCTCGGCTTCGGCCTCAGTGTGGCCCCGATCTATCGCCTCTTCGATGAACGCATCCTGGTTACCGACGTGGTCGGCCAGTCGCTTCTGGGCGTCAGCCTTCGCTTCGAGGATTTGCGCGTCCGGTACCGCCGGGATGTCCACCGCGGACACCTCTCGGATGATGCCGTCGGTCAACTGCCAGACGAGCTCTCCATCCGGGATTTCTGAGGTGTCGATATCGACCTCGTCCTGCTCGAACGGGCCGTTCCAGTCGACCTGAATGGCACCGATGGAGTAGCCCTCAAGGATGCCGTCCTCGACGAGGGCAGCGAGTTCAGCGTTGATGATGCCCCAGCGCTGGACCCACGCGCCCGCCTCGACGGTTCGGCCGCCGATCTCCTCGGCCTCGTCGAGGACCTCGTTGCGCGTGAGTTCCATCCAGCCGTCGGGCCAGACAGCGTGCATGATGCCACCGCCGGCCTGTCCAGCCTCCTCGAACGCCGCGAACTGCTCGGCGAACGCTTGAATGGTGTCCTCGCGAGCGAAGTCGTTCTGAAGATCCGCCTTGTCCGGGACCATCACGATCCCGGCGGCCTCCAGTTCGAACTCGTCGCTGTCCTTCGTCTCGGCGAACGCGACATCTTTGCGGAAGGCGGTCCCGCCAGCCTTTGCTACAGGTGGCACGGGTCAGCCCTCTGCATCGTCGTCTTTGTCGTCGGCGGCGTCCGCGTCGGCGTCCTTCGTTTTGTCGAGGTCTTTGGCTCGACCGGTCGAGAGGACGCCGCGCTTCTCGCCGCGCT